TCATTCCTCATCCTTTAAATCTTGTGGCAATCTAAATCCGAGCGCATAAAGAGGCGTGGCGGTTGCCAGCTCTCGAAACTCAAGCATATTCAAATCCTCTCTTCTGTATCGTCTATCTAGTATATGCCAATCCCCCGCCTCGTCTTGATATTCCCAATACCAAAGGACATCATCGGCGTTTATAAAATCATCTTCTAGCTCTTCTACCGCAACCCTAATTTTAAGTCCTGTATCGGACTCTAAAACAAAACGGCTGGTTCGTTCAATAATATGATATATATCGCTTCTAGTTAGCGGTTGATTTGCATGTATTCTTCTAACTACGATATTACCGACACGAAACTTTGTTGTTAGGGGTAGGGCCACTCTGTATTCCTTAAAACGCCAGTCCCATTGAGGTTCCCTGGTATATCTCCAATCTTTTTCATCCGTCTCGTTGTGATTTCGATTTTCTATTCTCTCGCCCCTCGTATAGGCTTGCATAACCTCTATCTTTTCTTCCGTTGTCATTTTGTATCCTTTCATATTACATAAGTTAGGGGCGTCTTTACCGCATACTCGGTCATCGTGAGCTTTTGTTTTTCGTCTAACATTATCCCTGCTCGCCTATTTTTAGTAGAATTTCGCATAATCGCGTCATTACGGGGCTGCGCCCTAAATATACGCCATAAGTCCTATAATCTTCGCCGCATCTAGCATACTCTCTAGCTTCGCGATCGCTGAAAGTGAATACCATTCTTTCGTCCACCGTCCATCTTTGCGCAGTCGGATAATAAGAATAGTCGCTCAATTCCTCCCGATCTCTTATGTAGCTTTGCAAATCGTAGTTATCATCCACATTCAAAAGAATACCAAGTTCCTTTATTAGCTCTAGTTTTTGGGCGTCACTATCGGCATCTACTAGGTTTTCGTGTATTCTGTCTATTAGATATGCTTTTGCCCGTTCAAGTCCTTCAGCCGCGGCATCCCCCTCGCTAAATAGCGTCCAATTGTCGGCGAATTCTCCATCCGTAATAATAAGCTCTTTCTTTTGGACCGTCAGGCCATAGGGCTGGGCAGTGCTTCTAGTGTCTTGGGCCAACATTTCTTTTCCTAAATTTATTAGAAAATTTGTATCGTCATCCGATAGATAAAACGGCATCTTTTTTTCTACTGTCATTTTGTATCCTTTAAAATTTCTGGGTTCTCGTAGATGTTGCCGACGACCTCAAACTCATCTGGAGCTTCTTTGAATTCCTTTGTAATTGAATACTCCGGGTTTATCCTGCTTAGGTCGTGCATATAGAATCCACAATCAAAGCAAATTTTATAGGTGCGCAATCCCCATTTAACGAGAAAGCCCGTATAAATTTCTTTGCCGTTTTTGTCATTTACACCTGTATATTGCATTAGCTCGATTTTGCGGAAAGAAACCTCGAAGCAGGTTTGCTCTTTTTCGCTCCATAGCGTAGCTGTTTCATTTGCAAAATTTAGTTCCATCACCTCGTATATCCCTTTTGGATATTTCTCATATCCTAACGTTATTC